CTAATTGATATTAGCTATGATTTTAAATTGTATCGTAAATTCGAAGACAAAGGAGTATCACTACGTTCCTTCTGTACTAACAACAACGCAGCTTATGTTGCCGTTGAAGAAACGTATGGAGATGTTAGCTACAACGGACACGCCAAAAAAGGAGAAGAACATAGAAATAATATGACCAATTTTGGTATCTTGATGGAAATTCAAGGTATTGAAGAACCATTTAAATGGTCTAGAGATTTAGTTAAAGCTGTAAATGAAACCTGGTTTGATAACAGTACAGGTCAAGGTAGATTTAGAAGAAAAACTCACACAGGTCTATATTATTCACCTACTCGTGAAGCAGGAATGACAAGTGAAGGTATAAAAGTTGATGCTATGCCTATTGAATCATTAGACCGAGTTAAAGATGCATTCCAGGGTTACTATGATTATATAGAAGACTTTATTGAAGATATGAAAAAAGTATTCCCAACACTTAAAGATGATTGGGGTATTTATGTACCTGAAGTAAAATATCTTTCACCTGAACCCTTAGTTGATTATGATACATTAGCATTAATTGACTATAACAATGTTCATTTTGTGGGTGATGCATTAAGCGCGAGAGGTATTACAGTATCAGGAGCACAAGGAACATATGTTGCAGAATGGATATTACAATGTATAGAAGATGAAAATCCATTTGAAGACCCAGAAGTACAAGCATTCTTAGAACAAGTAGATCAACCAGGACCGTGGTCAGAAGAAGATAATAAAATCCACACTGTGGGGGGTTTAACTAATGATAAAGAAGGATCATTTATGAAATTTCAAAATAAATTAAATAAATAAAAATAAAGTTATGAGTGATAAATTATACGAAGAAAAAGTTATTAAATATCAAGGAGCAAGACATTATTTAATTAAAATGGAAGGTGAAGAACATTTTAAACATCATAGATATGATGCCCCCGCTATTGTTCCTTTGAAAAAAGACTCACCCTGGAAAAAATCATACTATTTAGGAGGTATTGAGTATACTGAAGAAACATTTAAAGAAATAATGAGTGAAAGAGAAGGATTACCTTGGTATAAACAATCAGGGCCTAAAACTAATCGATTCTAATGAGAGAACATACGTTACAAGCAATGCCTTATAAAGGTGAAATTCATAAAAAAGCATGGGGTCATGAGTTATGGATTATTAATAATGAGCTTTATTGTGGTAAATTATTAGTATTTAAAAAAGATAAATCTTTTTCAATGCATTACCATTTATTAAAAGATGAAGCATGGTATATTTCTAAAGGAAAATTTTTATACAAATACATTGACACAGAAACAGCTGAACAACATGCTGTTGAAGTTAAAGAAGGAGATTGTATACATCTAATGCCAGGACAACCCCACCAAATGTTGGCTCTTGAAGAAGGAAGTTGTATATTTGAGGTATCAACTCAACATTTTGATAGTGATAGTTATAGAATAGGGAAAGGATCTTCCCAGTTAGATCCAATAAATTTACCTTTTTAATCATGATTAGAAAAAAATATAAAAAAGAAGAAAAAGAATTACTTGTTGATTTAGTTACAATTGAAAGAGATACAGCAGTATTAGAAATTAAACTAATTGGAACATCTAAAATTAAAAATAATTTACTATACCAATGTAAATATGTTGAAAGCGGAAAAATTAAAGAAATTCCTATTATAGCTTATGATATAACACAAGCATTAGCAAAATTAGATAGTTTAACAAATTCAGGCATTCCCGAAAATGTTTTAAGATACATGCTTGGGAGTGAAAGATTAAATCAATAAGTTATGAAAATAGGTTTATGTGGTACAATGAGTGTAGGTAAAACAACGTTAGTTAATGCGTTAAAAGAATTACCTGAATTTAAGGAATATATTACTAGAACAGAACGTTCTAAAGAATTAATGGCAATGGGTATTCCATTAAATACAGACTCAACTGTAAAAGGACAATCAGTATTTTTAGCTGAAAGAGCTAGTGAATTGATGGAAGAAAACATCATTACAGATAGAACAATTATTGATGTAATGGCATTTGCTAAATGTTCTGAATCTATGTATTATTTTGAAGCAGAAGATTTTTGTAAATTTGCATCTTATATGTTAGAGGAATATGATTACATATTTTATGTATCTCCTGAAGGTGTAGAAATTGAAGATAATGGTATTAGAGAAACCAATGCTGATTATAGAAAAAAGATAGATGAAGAAATTCAACTATTGATTACTAAATATAGACATAGGATTAAAAATCTAGTTGAAATTAGTGGTTCAACAGAAGAACGTATAAAATTAATTAAACAAGCAATTTCTTTGTGATATTTATAACAAAAATATACTATAATGAAAAAATCAGAATTAAAAGATACCATTAAAGAAGAAATTTTAGAAATCCTTGCTGAAGCAGATCAAGAGGATATTAATGCCCAAGCTGATTTAAACAAAGAATTAGAAGCAACTAAGGGCCATAGAGATGATTTAGGAGATTCTTTATCAGAAGGTACTTGGTCTCTTGGAAAAGCCTCAGACATAAATATAATTTTAACTCAACTTCAAGATATATCAAAAAAAGCATATAATATAGTAGGTGATGATCAATTTTATAATGGTATAGATAGTGCAATACAACGTGCTGAAGAATTAATGATGAATGCTCCTTTAAATGAGGAAGATGAAGATGATATGGATAAAAAAGCTATGTCAGCAGCTAAAAAAGGTGATTCTGTATCTACTATAGCTACTAAACTCCAACAAACTACTAAAGAAATGAAATCAGTAGTTAAAAAATGGAAAAATGCTGATGGTGCTGAAAAAGAAAGGTTAACTAATCGTTTAAGAGAGTTAACTAAAATTAAAAAAGAACTTGAAGGACTTCTTTAAAAATATCCAAACACTACTTATTGTAGTATTATTAATTGTTATCTTCCTTATGCGATCTTGTGGTGGGGGAGATACTTTTACTGAACCCAAAGTTATTACGAAAGTAGAAACTAAATGGGATACACTAAGAATTGATTCTACTGTATATGTTCCAAAATGGAAAACAAAAATAGTTACACAAGTTGATTCTATTTTAGTAAATATACCTATTGATACCTTAGAAGTATTAAAAGATTATTATGCTAAAAATGTTTTTGTAGATGAAATTGTATTAGATTCATTAGGTATTATAACAATAACAGATACAATTTACAAAAACACAGTTTGGAAAAGAGGAATTAAATCTAATGTTTTAATCCCCAAAACAACAATAACTGAAGAGATATATCTTAATAATAGAGAATTTTATTGGGGATTTGGTTTACAAGGAAGAAGTGACCAAATTAATTATTTAGGTGGTGAATTGTTATATAAAGATAAGAAAAAACAAATATATGGTCTAGGATTAGGAGTTAATCAAGATTTACAACCCGTAATATCAGGAAGACTATATTGGAAAATAGGTAAATAATGGCTGATTTAAAAAAAGCAATAAGACAAGAATATTTAAAGTGTGCTCAAGATCCAGCTCATTTTATGAAAAAATATTGCTATATTCAACATCCTCAAAGAGGTAGGATTCAATTTGGTTTGTATCCTTTTCAAGAAAAAGCCTTACATTTAGTTAGAGATAATCCTTACTCAATTATCTTAAAATCACGTCAGTTAGGCATATCAACATTATCCGCAGGCTATTCTTTATGGTTAATGTTATTCCATAAGGATAAAAACGTGTTATGTATTGCAACAAAACAAGAAACAGCACGTAACATGGTTACGAAGGTTAAGTTTATGTATGACAACTTACCTTCATGGCTTCAAATTAAAGCAGAAGAAAATAATAAATTATCACTTCGATTAAGTAATGGTTCAATAATTAAAGCAACATCTGCAAGTAGTGATGCAGGTAGATCAGAAGCCGTTTCATTACTGTTAATTGATGAAGCAGCTTTTATTGATAATATTGGAGAAATTTGGGCATCAGCTCAACAAACACTAGCAACGGGTGGTGGTGCTATTGTATTATCTACACCTTATGGTACTGGTAATTGGTTTCATAAAACATGGGTTAATGCAGAATCAAACGAAAATCAATTTTTACCAATTAAATTACCTTGGTGGGTTCACCCTGAAAGAGATCAATCATGGAGAGATTCACAAGATGAATTATTAGGTGATCCTAGATTAGCAGCACAAGAGTGTGATTGTGATTTTAGTACTTCAGGTGATATTGTATTTTATTCTGAATGGGTTGATTTTGTTAAAGAAACAACTATACAAGACCCGATGGAAAGAAGAGGTGTTGATCAAAATTTATGGATTTGGGAGCAAGCAGATTATTCTAGAGAATATATGGTTGTAGCTGATGTTGCTAGAGGTGATGGTAAAGATTTTTCTGCGTGTCATGTAATGGATATAGCAACCAACACACAAGTAGCAGAATATAAGGGACAAATGCCACCTAAAGAATTTGGTTATTTTCTTACAGGTTTAGCTACAGAATATAATAATGCAATGTTAGTAGTTGAAAATGCTAATATTGGATGGGCAACATTAGATGCAATACAAGAAAGAGGATATAGAAATTTATATCAATCCCCTAAATCAGATCAACTAACGGCAGAATCATATCTTAGAGTATATGAAGGTAATTCTGAAATGGTTCCTGGTTTTACTATGTCAATGAGAACAAGACCTCTTTGTATTAATAAATTTAGAGAATTTGTTGGTGATAGATCAGTAACAATTCGCTCAAAACGTTTACTAGAAGAAATGAAAGTATTCGTTTGGAAAAATGGAAGACCAGAAGCTCAGACAGGCTATAACGATGACTTGGTTATGTCATTTGGGATTGGTATGTTCCTACGAGATACTTCATTAAAGTTTCAACAGCAGAGTTTAGACTCAGCTAGAGCAGCTTTAGGAAGTATAAAATCCAATAAAACTACATATAGTGGTGGGTTTTCTGGTAATAATAATGTAAGTAATCCATATGAACAAAAAATAAATGGAGATTCTTATAATATTAAATGGTTATTATAATATTTATAAATAAATAAAAGCATGGCAGACACGGGTTTATTTTCAAGATTAAGAAGATTGTTTTCTACAGACGTAATTATACGTAATACTGGGGGCAATCAACTTAAGGTTTTTGACGTTAACAAAATACAACAATCAGGAGAAGTAGAAACAAATTCATTAGTAGATAGATTTAATAGAATTTATTCTAATTCCTCAACATCATTGTGGGGTCAACAAGCAGGATATAATTATCAATACCTAAGACCACAACTTTATTCTGAATATGATTCAATGGATACAGATGCTATTATAGCTTCTGCTTTAGATATTATTGCTGATGAATCAACATTAAAAAATGATCAAGGAGAAGTATTAGCAATAAAATCCCCAGACGAAGACATTCAAAAAATCTTATATAATTTATTTTATGATGTATTAAACATCGAATTTAATTTATGGCCTTGGGTTAGAAATTTAGCTAAATATGGTGACTTTTTCTTAAAGTTAGAAATTGCTGAAAAATATGGTGTTTACAATGTTATACCTTATACAGCCTTCCACATTGAAAGATTAGAAGGTGGTGATTTAAGCAACGTTGAAAACCCAATGGATATTAAATTTAGATTTGATCCTGATGGCATTTCAGCTTCTGATTATGGGTATTATAATGTGCCAAACCAGTTTGACCAACCAAATGCTATTATATTTGATAATTATGAAATGGCTCATTTCCGTTTATTAACAGATATGAATTTCTTACCTTATGGTAGATCATACATTGAACCAGCTCGTAAATTATTTAAGCAATATATTTTAATGGAAGATGCTATGTTAATTCATAGAATTGTCCGTGCCCCTGAAAAACGTATTTTCTACATGAATGTTGGATCTATTCCTCCAAACGAGGTAGATGCATTTATGGAAAAAACATTAAGTAAACTTAAGCGTACTCCTCACGTAGATGAAAAAACTGGTGAGTATAACTTAAATTATAATATGCAAAACTTGTTGGAAGATTTTTACATTCCATTAAGGGGTAATGATGCAAGTACTAAAATTGAAAGTGCAAACGGTTTACAGTGGGATGGTATTCAAGATGTTGAGTATTTAAGAGATAAATTATTTGCTGCTCTTAAAGTACCAAAAGCATTTATGGGTTATGATGAAAATACAGATGGTAAAGCTACATTAGCAGCACAAGATATTAGATTTGCTCGTACTATAGAACGTATACAAAGAATTGTAGTATCAGAATTATATAAAATTGCTTTAGTTCATTTATATACTCAAGGTTACAAAGATGAACAGTTAGCTAATTTTGAGTTATCATTAACTACACCTTCTATTATTTATGATCAAGAAAGAGTAGCATTAATGAAAGAAAAAATGGATTTAGCTGCTCAAATGGTTGAAACTAATTTATTCCCATCAGATTACATATATGATCATTTATTCCATTTAAGTGAAGATCAATATGATGATTACAGAGATCTAATTAGAGAAGATGCTAAACGTAAGTTTAGAATTGATCAAATAGAAGCTGAAGGTAATGATCCTGTTGAAACTGGTAAATCGTATGGTACCCCTCATGATTTAGCTTCATTATATGGGAAAGGAAGAATGTATTCAGATCCAGGTGGAGTACCAAAACCTGAAGAGTACGCTAAAGATGATAAAAATGTTTTAGGAAGACCAAAAGAAAAAGCATCTAAAAGAAATACTCAAGATGATAATTTTGGAAAGGATAGATTAGGAGTCAAAGGTATGAAAAAAGATTACAATGATACCAATAAATCAGGTTTAGCTTTAGAAAATAATCTCCAATTTGCTAAACATCAATCTATGTTAAAATCAATTCCTACGGGAAAAAAGTTAGTATTTGAACAAAATAGCGAAAAAAATTCGCTACTTGACGAATCAAACATTAAGGAGTAATAATTTTAATATATTTATAAAAAAATAAGTATTGATGTATATAAAACATTCGAAATTTAGGAACACAGGTATTCTATTTGAAGTAGTAGTAAGAAAAATTACTTCTGAAACCTTATCAGGGAAAGATTCACCTGCAATAAACATTTTAAAATCCCATTTTGTCAATACTGAATTGGGAAAAGAGTATAAATTATATGAAACTATTTTTAACTCTAAAAACTTAGACCCTATCAAAGCTTCTGCGGTGTTAGATACTTTATTGGAACAGTCTAAAAAATTAAATAGAACTAGAATTAGAAAAGAAAAATACAACTTAATAAAAGCATTAAAAGAACATTATAATGTAGAAGGTTTATTTAAATCTCAACTTAATAATTATAAGGCTCAAGCTGCTTTTTATACTCTAATTGAATCTTATAACACCAAAAAATTAATTGATCCTAATCAAATTATAGATAATAAAGTAACTCTTTTAGAGCATTTAACTTCTTCAAATGTAGAAAGAGAAAATGTAAGAGAAGATGTAATGGAAGAATTTAAATCTCAAGATAAAGATATCCGCACACTTACTTATTATGTATTATTAGAAAAATTTAATGATAAATATTCTTCATTAAACAATAAACAAAAATATATCCTTAAAGAATTTATTGAATCTGTAGATAATACACCTCAATTAAAAGAATTCTATAATAAAGAAGTTAACTATATTAAAGAAGAAATTTCTAAACAATTAAAAAATACTTCTAGTAAAGTAATTAAAATTAAATTAGATGAAGTTTCTTCGCTAATTAAAGAGTTAGATAAAAGAACAGTTATCAAAAGTGATCACTTAGTTGATTTGTTACAATATCATTCATTATTAGAAGAATTAACAAAAGCAAATGGATAAAATCGTTAACAATATAGTTAAAAAACTTATATCTGAAATTAAAAAAGAAGATATTGATCCAAAATTAATAGCTTGGATTGAAGATAAATATGGTCCATGGAATGATAGAGACTTTATATCTGATAGTGGTGATACTTATTTTAAAACAGATAAAATAAATAAAGAAACAGGATCAGTATCTCATACAATAATTAGTTTACCATCATTTTCTGAATTAATTAAACAGTTAAAAGCAACTAGAGATGCTGCTAATGAGTTAATTAGAGGTGAATCTGTAAGAGATGATGAAGTATTAAGAGATATATACAATGAAATAAGAAAAGAATTTAATAAATTTAGAACCCACCTAAGAAAAGAATACCCAGCATTTTATTCCCAACTAAAAAGACAACTTACAGAAGAAGAATTAGAAGAGATGTCTACAACAGGTGGTGGAGCTGGATCAGCCTCATTTACCCCAGGCACAGGAATGCAATATGCAACTCCATACGCATTTAAAAAAGTAAAAAAACAAAAACTACCCGAATCTAAAGACCCAGGAAAAGATTTAGGACCTGGTCCTAAAGCAAGTGAAAATGGAGTTAAAGATAATGCTTATGTAAAGCAATTTGGTTATAAATTAGTACCAAAAAAGATTAAAGGATCAGGTTTAGAGGTAAAACAACTATTCGAAAAAGAAGATGCTAGTGATTTCCAAAATAGAAGAATTCAAGCATTTGATCGCATTGAACAAGAAATGAATGATATTTATAAAATGTTGAGCAATGCCAAAAACGAAACTAGTGATTATTATAATGAAAATCCTGGTTCATATTCTGTTGTTAAACCTACTGATTTAGTTTTAGACTATATAAAAGATATTAAAGACTTATTAAAAGGAGAATAAATGAAAACATTACAAGAACAATACAACCAAATTAAAAAAGGAAATGGCAGTAAGCATATTTTTCTTAAAGAGGTTAAAGCTAAATACCCTAACTTAGTACGTAACGCTGCTGGGTTTGAAGAAGCCTCATCTGCTCTTATTAAAAGAGATATTATAGCAGAAAGTAGTCTTCACGTAGCAACAGGTTCAACTGAAAAACCTAACTGGTTTAAATTGTTTGATGAAAATATGAATTTAATATCAGAAGAAGAAGCTAAAGCAATAGAAAAAAAAGTATCTAAGGAAGTAACTGACTTACAAGCTCCAAATAGAGGATATGATTATAAAGATGATAAAATGCTTAATAATGTATCTGGTGAGCAATTCCGTCAAGGTTACTTTACAGAATTAACTGATGTAGCTAATAAAGACAAATCAAAAGAAGAGTTAATTGATATGGTAATTAAAAACATAGATAAAAATCCTTTATACTATGTTGAAGAAGCTCAATTTGGAGTTAAAGGCATTGGTTACACTGATGATGCCCCAGGTTTAGGAAAAGGAAAACAAGTTAAAGACGCTGGTGTAGGTGGAGGTTATGGTACTGAAACTAAAAAAGACTTCCCTGAAGGTGAAGTAGGAACTGGTTATTTAGAATTAAAAGAAAATAAAATGATATCATTAATAGATTTATATGAAAACAGTCCTTTAGGTGAAGCACCTAAAAAGGTAAAAAAGAAAAAAGTAAAAAAAGAAACAACAGATAGTAAATTAGCTGAAATTGAAAAAAATGGAAGAATTGCTACTCTTGAATTACAAATTAACGCTTTAGAAGAAATTATTGAAGGAAAAAATGATAGAATTTCTATGGTTACTGAAGATGATAGTTTATCTGAATTAGTTGATAAAAAGAAAATGAAAGAAATGCAACGCGAAGTAAAACTTTTAGAAAAGAAAAAAGCGGGCATGGAAAAAATGTATGAAAAAATGTGCGGTAAAGCATATAAAAGAGTTGTAGGTGAAGGTAGTAATGATAATAGCAACTTAGGAAGCAACGAAAACAGTAATAAAAATTCTAATGATAATCCTGAATCATACTCAGGTTTAGATAAATTTAAAGAAGACTAATATGAGCCAATTACTAGTAGAAACTCATGTCTTTAAACCAAGACAAGTAAGATTATCTGAAGGTAAATCAGATAGAGGTCTTCCTTTAGTTGAGGGGATATTAGCTACTGCTGAAGTAAAAAATGGAAATGGTAGATATTACTCTAAAGATTTATGGGAAAGAGAAATTAACAAATATCTTCCTTTAGTCAAAGAAAATAGAGCAATGGGTGAATTAGATCATCCTGAATCTTCAGTAATTAATTTACAGAATGTATCACATAATATTTCTGATATGTGGTGGGATGGAGATAATGTAATGGGTAAAATAGAAATTTTACCTACTCCTGCAGGTAATATTCTAAAAGCACTTGTTGAAAGTGGTATTACAGTAGGTGTTTCTTCTCGTGGAATGGGTTCACTTAAACAAGTAGGTGAATTAATGGAGGTACAAGATGACTTCGAATTGCTATGTTGGGATTTTGTTTCAACCCCTTCCAACCCAGATTCATATATGCATTTAGTTAGAGAAAATAAAGAATTTAAATCACAAGATAAATATAAAAAAGTAAATGGAATATTAGGCGAAATTTTGTGTTCGCATGGATTTTGTCCTATTTAATAGTTTAACCCCTGATTCCTGAAAAAGGCGTTTCCATTCTTGGAGCGCCTTTTTTGTATTTTAATATCTTTTTACATACGTATAATTGATAATATGCCATCTTCTATATGGCATTTAATAATTTACAAACCCCCCATTACGTTTCTTAATAAACGTAGTTTCCCAACAAAAAATTTAGGAAAAATGAACAGAGACTTTTTAAACGAAGCAATCGCTGACGCTAAAGCTGTAAAAGAATCAGCTATAGCAAATGCCAAAGTTGCGTTAGAAGAAGCATTCTCTCCACAAGTCCAAGCCATGTTCGCTAGTAAGCTAGAAGAAATGGAAAAAGAAGATAAAATGGAAGAATCTTATGATGACGTAGACGAAAGTAAAGATGCTGAGATTTCAGAAAAGAAAGAGTACATGACCAAAAAAGAGAAACGTGAAGGTGACGATCGTAAGTCTGATAATAAGGCTGAGACCGAAACTGAAAAAATGCGTAAACTTAAAGAGGAAGATGAACTTAACTTAGATGAAATTTTAGCAGAATTAGAAAAAGATGAAGATCTTAAAGAAGATGCTCGAACAGACGCTGAAGAAGAAGGCTACTTAGACGGTATGAAGGACGAAAAAGAGGACTTGAAAGAGGACGAACGTACGGATGCTGAAGAAGAAGGCTATTTGGATGGTGAAAAAGACGAGAAAGAAGACATGGAAGATGAGGACATTGACCTCGAAGATATGTCTGAAGAAGACCTTAAGAAATTTATCGAAGACGTAATCGAAGATATGGTTAATGCAGGTGAAATTGAAGCCGGTGAATCATTCGAAGATGATGTAGATGTTGATGTTGACGTAGACGGAGAAATTGAAGTAGAAGATGATGAAGAAACTTCTGTTGATGTTGCCGAAGCTAAAGAAGACATGGACGAAGGTAAAGAAGAAATGGATGAAGCAAAAGATGAAGTTGATGAAGTGAAAAAAGATTTAGATGAAGCAATGGCTACCATTGAAACATTAAGATCTGAATTGAATGAAATCAATTTATTAAACGCTAAATTACTTTACACAAACAAAGTGTTCCGCGGTAAAAATCTTACTGAAGCACAAAAAGTTAAAGTATTAGGAGCTTTTGATAAAGCCGAAACAGTTAAAGAAGTAAAATTAGTGTTCGAAACACTTAATAGTTCAGTTAAAGCGAAAGCTGTAAACAAATCTATTACAGAAAGTGCAAGAGCAAAAGGTAGTGCTTCTAACTTAACAGCTACTCCAAAAGTAACTAAGAAACAACCTATTGTTGAGTCAGATGAGATGGTTTCCAGGTTCAAGAAATTAGCTGGTCTAATTTAAACAAATTAAAATTAAAATTAACTAAAATTTAAAAACGTAAAAAAATGAGTCAATTAAATTCTCTTTTAGAAAGCGCTAATCCATACAAATCACTACAAAGTGATGCTGCAAGATTAGCTAACAAATGGAATAAGACAGGCTTGTTAGAAGGTATCGGAAGCGAAACTGAGAAAAACAATATGTCTCTTATTCTTGAAAACCAAGCCAAGCAATTGGTTATGGAAGAAAGTAACACAGGTGGTCCACTTCCTGGTGCAGGTACATTTACTCCTGGAACAGGTGCACAATGGGCTGGTGTTGCTCTACCATTAGTAAGAAAAGTATTTGGTCAAATCGCAGCGAAAGAATTCGTTTCGGTTCAACCAATGAATCTTCCTTCTGGTCTAGTATTTTATTTAGATTTCCAATACGGAACTACTAAAGAACCATTTACATCTGGACAATCATTGTACGGTGATAAAGATGGTAACAACCCATTCGGTAACGGAGCTACAGGTGGTCTTTACGGTGCTGGTAGATTTGGTTACTCAATTAACAATACTCAGTCTGCTGCTTATGCTGTAGCTTCTGGTTCTGTTGATTGGTACACTGATTTACAAGCTGATTCTTCAGTATCACAATCTTATGTTGCTGGTGCTTCAGGTCAAATCGTAAAATTAAGTGTTCCTGTTGCTTCTTTACCTAATTATGATGAAAGAGCTGTTAAAGGTTTCTACCTTTCAGGTTCAGCTGCTGTTTTACCAGCTACTGCTATTCAATACCCACAATTTACTAAGATTAACGGTACAAATATCGAATTCTTCGTAGGTTCTGATGTTGTTGAAGCAGGTGCTTTAAAAGTTGTTTACTTACTTCAAACAAATGACGCTCAAAGAGGTGATTTCGAAGACGGTAACACTAACTTGAATGCTGACAACGATCCAATTTCTATTCCTGAAATTAACATTCAAATGGAATCAAGCGCTATTGTTGCTAAAACAAGAAAGCTTAAAGCTGTTTGGACTCCTGAGTTCGCTCAAGATCTTAACGCTTACCATTCTTTGGATGCTGAAGCTGAATTGACTTCTATCATGAGTGAGTACATCTCATTAGAGATTGACTTAGAAATTCTTGATATGTTGATCGAATCTGCAAACGCAGGAACTGAATACTGGTCAGCTCAAAACAACTTATCATTAGCTTCAACAGGTGTTGTTGATGCTGATTTAGGTTTCTACAACTCACAAGGACAATGGTTCCAAACTTTAGGAACTAAAATCCAAAAGTTGAGTAACATCATTCACCAGAAAACTCTTAGAGGTGGAGCTAATTTCTTAGTATGTTCTCCAACAGTAGCTACTATCATCGAATCTATTCCAGGATTTGCTAGTACTTCTGACGGTGATGCTGCTAAAATGAGCTACGCATTTGGTGTACAAAAAGCAGGTACTATCAACTCTAGATACACTGTTTATAAGAACCCATACATGACTGAAAACACTATTTTATTAGGTTTCCGTGGTGGTCAGTTCTTAGAAGCTGGTGCTGTATTTGCTCCATACATTCCGTTAATTATGACTCCTCTAGTATACGATCCAAATACCTTCACTCCACGTAAAGGATTATTGACTCGTTACGCTAAGAAAGTCGTAAGACCAGAATTCTATGGTAAGATCTTCGTAGAAGGATTAAACACTCTATAATCAATAGATTATAATTAATAATAAAGAGCCCCGCATTAGCGGGGCTTTTTTTTACTACTACTTGTGTACTTAGTTAGTAGTTAGTATATTTATACCCGAATATAAAAATTAAAAGTTATTAAAATGAAAGAAACCCCATCGCAGTTACCAATTCAAAGTTATGTAATGAACTTTCCATTTACTTTCAATACAGATGATCCCAATAATGTTTGGATGAAAGAAATGTCCCAAGAAGAATTATCAATTAATAGACCAAAAGCATATAAGCAATTTATGGACTTATATAATTTTATGGCAGGTCAATCGTTAGTACATTTATTACCCGCAGAAGGTAATTTCCAAGATTTAGTTTATGTAGCAAATTTAGGCTTACATTTACCTCATAATTGTAAAGAAAATCATATACTATTATCTAATTATACATCCCCTCCAAGACAAGGTGAAGAATATGTAGGTCAAAAATTCTTTAACCAAATGGGCTATAAAACACATATTTCTCCTTATAAATGGGAAGGTGAAGCTGATATAAAATATTTAAAAGATAATACTTACATTGGTGGGTATGGTATTCGTTCTGATATTAAAGCCTATGAGTGGATGGAAGAAAATTTTGATATGAATATTATTAAAGTTGAAATGGTAGATGAATATATGTACCACCTAGATTGTAGTATATTCCCATTAAATACCAACTCAAGTATGGTTTGTACTGAATTATATGATAAGAAAGAGTTAGCTGAAATAAGTAAATATACAAATATAGTAGACATAGATGTTGAAGACTCTATGTATGGAATGGCAAATTCAGTTAGATTAGGAAATATGATTTTATGTGCTTCTAATATCTCAGAATTAAAAAAATCAGATGAATTTTATGATGGTGAAAAACACAAAATTGCTTCATTAGAAAAAATATGTTCTGATGAGGGAATGGAACCTGTAATATTTAATTTATCTGAATATATGAAATCAGGAGCTATGTTATCTTGTATGGTAATGCATTTAAATAGAGTAGATCATTTTAAAACTCTTCTATAATGGCTGAAAAATTAGAAGATTGGTTAAATGGAGAAGTAGCGGAATTATCAAAACTCCCAGTTGGTGAGTTAAGTAATACTTTTTTCTTTAGGGATCCAATTAGACCAACATATATAGATTACGAACATTTTTATAGTCC